ATGCTTATAGGACTTCCTCTTGCAGGCTATGCCCAAAGGCCGTCCCGTGACAACGAGAAGGCGAAACAATGGCAGTCAATGGAGAACGGCCCTTGGGACTTTGCACCTGACTGGTACTATTACTTCCTCCATAATAAATATTCCGGTGCGGAAATGTACTGGAAGTGGGCCGGTTTCAAGTCGGGCTTCCGGGTACGTTTCAAAGAACCGAAGTCCAGTGTAAAGCGCATCATGCCGGTACGTGTGACCTCGGAAGAGACCCAACGCCAGAAAGTGAAAAAGGTGGAAGAGGAACGGACGCACATAGAGGAACTTTACAAGGAAGAGTTGCTGAGGGAGGCGGACCGCAACGTGGATCTGACCTACGCCTCTTACAAGGACGAGTTCAACCGTATGCAGGGCTGCATCACGGACGGACTGCTCTATTGCATGAAGAAAAGCGACGGCAAACTCAAACATCAGGTGGACGAGCTGAGCCGTCAGAACGAGATCCTTTGTGCGGACATCGCCTATATCCACAAGACGGGAGTCGGCTACGGGCTGGAGAACGCCAAGCGGCAGCAGGCATACGAGGAAGCCAAGGCGAAGATGGAGGAACTGGTGGACCGTACCGCCCGTCTGTGCGCGGTGGCAGCTACGCATTATTAGGACACTTACAAACAAAGACAGAATATGAATCTATTATGTACACTTCTGACTATAGGCCTGCCGGCCATCGACGAGAGCCTTGATAAGCTGCTGGTCGCCATGGAAACATTTCCCAACGTGGCGGTGCTGGGCGATGCGGTCGGGATGGCACGGGTGATCGGGCTGTGCCTCGCGCTCTGTGTCGGCTCTTACGAGTGCTGGATGATGATGCTCGGACGGCGCGGCATGGACGTGATGAAGCTGTTCCGTATCGTGGGAATCTCCATCTGCATCTCCTCCTCTTCGTGGATATGCTCGGCCCTGCAGGTGCCCGGCAAGGGACTGGAATCCGCTACTAAAGCGATGGCGCAGGCAAAGAACAAGGAAGTGGCCGCTTTCGAGCTGAAAGTGGCGCAGAAGCAGGGCGAGTACCTTGACCGGCTCAGGACGGTGCAGGATTCCATCGCCACCGCCCAGCAGGTGGCCGCCATCGGCCAGGACGCGGCATGGTGGGACAAGCTCATCTACAACGTGCAGAACCTCGGCACCACCATCAACAACTACGCCCAGCGTGCGGCGGTGGCGGCAGAGACGAAAATGAGCGAGTGGATAAACGACGTCATACGCTTCGTGGGCGAGCTGATCTTCCAGATGTCCTATTACGGCATCCTCGTGGCGCAGCGCATCTTCATGGCCATCATGGTGATATTCTGCCCCATCATGTTCGCCCTCTCCCTCGCCCCGCCGTGGAACTCGGCATGGAGCCAGTGGATGTCGAAATACCTCTCCCTCTCGCTTTGGGGTTTCGTGACCTACATGTGCCTCTATTATATCGACTTTATCCTCCTATACAACCTGCAGCAGGACTTGGTGGCCTACAACCACCTCCTGCACGGCTCCGTCAACTCATGGTCGCAAATCGGCGCACTCGGCTTGCAGGGCATCGGATCCAACTGCATGTACGCCATGGGTATGCTCGTGGGGGCGTACATCATCCGTTTTGTTCCCGAAGTGGCCTCATGGCTGATTCCCGGCGGCGTAAGCTCCGGAGCAGGTTCTGTGGCAGGTTCGGCGGCAATGGGCATCACGAGCACGGCAGGATCGGCGGCGGGAGGTGCCGTAGGCGCGGCGGTGGGCGGCGCAGGTTCTGTGGGCAAGTCCCTCAAATCATAGGTAGTAACAACATCAAACAAGAAAGAATATGCTCATAGAATCATTGGCACAGAAAACAAGGCTCGCCATGATGACGGTAGTGGCAACCATCGCCGGTTGCGCCGTCATCTGCGGCTTCACCGTCTGGTGCTGCATCTCGCTGGTCAACAAGGAGAGGCAGCAGATATACGTCCTTGACGGCGACATCCCGTTCCTTGCGGAACGCGCCCAGTTAGAGGCCAACTTCACCATGGAGGCAAAAGCACACATCCAGCTCTTCCATCAGTACTTCTTCAACCTGCCGCCCGACAACGACTATATCAAGTGGACGCTCGGCAAGGCGATGTACATGGCGGACGGTACGGCACTCAAACAGAAACAGGCGTTGGACGAGAACGGCTTCTATTCGGACATCATATCCTCGTCGGCGGTCTGCACCATCATGTGCGACTCCATCCTGCTGGACGAGCATGAACGGAAGTTCACCTATTACGGCACGCAGCTTATCAAGCGGCGCACCAAGGACTTGAAGCGTTCGATGGTCACGACCGGCTACATCGAGAACGTGCCGAGGACAAGGAACAATCCGCACGGGCTGATGATCACGAACTGGAGGACGATAGAGAACAAGGATTTGGATTATTGACGTGTAACACCTTATCAAAGAAAATATGAAATCACTCAGAAAAATAGGGCGTGCCCACCGCTTGAAGACGCATGACCAGATAAAGGCATGGTTGCAGCCCAAGCTGGGCAGCATTGGCACGAAATACCGGCTGGCCGCAAGAATCAGGCTGGCAAACGCTTGGGCAAGGAAACATCCCAAGCGCACCTGTGCCTGTGTGGTGGGCACTTTGTCCTTCCTGTTGGCAGTCACCGTCACGTTGGACGGTATGCGTCCGAACGATGGGCAGGAACCAGACATCAGTGCCATCGCCAGCATGGAACCGCTTTTCAGCGGTTTCCGTACCATACAGGCGAACAAGGGCGTACAGCGGCAGACGTTGCTGGAACTGGCCGCCGAAGGGCAGGCACTCCGCGAGGAACTGGACTCCATGATAGCCCTGCCCCACAAGAGCCGTGCGGATTCCGTCCGCATCGTCCGGCAGTACGGGAAACTGGAAAGCATTGTCAAATCACTCAAAAACAACGATAACCCATGATGAAAATCAACTTCAAACAACCCAAGTACATCTTTCCGCTGGTGGTCTTCGTGCCGCTTTGCGCGTTAGTGTACTTCGTGATGCAGACTTTTGGGGGAGGCGGTGACACGCGGCAGACAGTGGCCACCGACCGCATCAACATGGAACTGCCGGAGGCCAATGCGGAGGAAGCCGGCGACAAGATGACCGAGATGTCCCGGCGTTTCGGTGACGAGGACGCTTTTACCGCCGTCGGTGCCATCGGCGAGGAGGAAAAGGACAAGGAGGAGCTGGAACACGGCTACAGCGAGGAGGAGCTGAACAGGCTCGACGCCGCCGAAGCGGAGCGTATCCGCCAGCAGCAGGAAATGGAGGAACTGGAGCGTTCCCTTGCCGAATCAAGGAAGCACATCAATTCATACGCCTACGGTAGCAGTTCTTCGGGCAATGTCTCACAGGACGATTTCGCCCGTGACCTTGAAGAAATCCAGCGGCGAAGTTACCAACGGCAGAAAGCCATCGAGAGCGGATTGGGTTTCGGCAATCCCGAAGCGGAAGAAGCGGCCCGAAAACAACGGGCGGATTCCATCGCCAAGGTACGCATGGAGGAAAAAGAACGCAACCGGCCGAACCTTGTCGTCAAATCATCCGATGCCGGTGCCGGAAAGTTCCATACGGTATCGGCACCCGATGAAGCGGCGGAAGCCAACCTGATACGGGCGATGATTGACCAGACCACCAAGGCGCGCGAGGGCACCCGGCTACGCTTCAAGCTGCTGGATGACGTGACGGTCAGCGGCACGAAACTGCGGAAGGGCACCTATCTGTACGGGACGGTGACAGGCTTCGGAGGGCAGCGTGTCCGCGCGGCGGTCACCAGCATCCTTGTGGGTGGCAAGTTCATCAAAGTGAAACTCTCGGTCTTTGACAACGACGGCATGGAAGGCTTCTACGTCCCCGAATCGGCTTTCAGGGATTTCGTGAAGGACGCTGGTGCCAGCACCGTGCAGCAGAATATCAACTTGGAGTCGGAGGACGGCTACGGCTCGGGCATTTCAGGCGAGGCCATCGCCCTGCAAGCCCTACAAAATATGTACAACTCCGCCACGTCCGCCATCTCTTCCAATATCCGGAAGAACAAGGCGAAAATCAAATACAACACCATCGTCTATCTAATCAACTCGGATGACGCGAGATAGGCAACATAATCCGTAAAATAATAAATATACGCACTATGAAATCAAAAATGCTTTTATGCTTCCTTTCCCTCTTTATGGCGGCTGCCGGCGCATCGGCCAACGAAAGGATTTATGTCAACCGGGAAGTGACCACGCACATCGTCATGCCGGAGAACATCAAGATGGTGGATATTTCCACCACGAAGATTGCCGGCAACCAGTGTACCGACAACATTGTCCGTATAAAACCGTCCTGTGGAAGCGACTCCATACCGGAGGCAGGCTACAGGGACAACGAGCTACTGGGCACGCTGACGCTTATCGGTGAGCGGCACATCGCACAGTACGACATCCTCTATACGCAGTCGCCCCAAATGGCCGCTTCCATCTTCGAGGTGCCTTACAGCCATACGCAGTCCTACATCAACCCGGAGGTCACCATGCCGATGGCGGAAATGGCGCGGTATGCGTGGGCGGTCTATGGCAGCGGACGGAAATACAACCAGATTGTGTCAAGAGCGCACGGCATGAAGGCCGTCGTCAACAACATTTACGCCGTTGGGGACTACTTCTTCATCGACTACTCCCTGCAGAACAAAACGAAGATCGCATACGATATTGAGGAACTGAGGGTGAAGCTGACCGACAAGAAGGAGACCAAGGCGACCAACTCGCAGACCATCGAGCTGTCTCCCGTATTCTCCCTGAACCATGTCAGAAAGTTCAAGAAGAGCTACCGCAACGTGCTGGTGCTACCCAAGCTGACGTTCCCGGACGAGAAGGTCTTGCGGCTGGAGATTTCTGAGAACCAGATCAGCGGACGTGTCATCACGCTGACCATCGAATACGAGGACATCCTACATGCCGACGGCTTTGATTCGGACATCCTGAAAAACGCGGCCTACTATCCCTATTATTACATCACTTATCCCTCACAGCCATGAAAAAATTGATATTCGCTTTATTGTGTGCGGTGGTAACGATTGGTGCGTCCGCACAGGACGGCAAACTGACGGTCAATGCCGGCTTCCTGTTCCCCTCCACGCTCAACGCGACTGTCGGTTATGAGCATCCGTTGGCCTACGGCAATGCCTTGGAGGTATTCGGTGAGGTCGGCAACCACTGGCGGAAGCCAGATTTTTGGAAAGGTTACTATTGGGACGGCGGCATCGTGTACAAGCACCGCCTTGCCCGTTACAAGAACGGAATGTTGCGCTTTCGCTTCGGGCCGCAGTTCGGGGCGGTGGAAAGGAAGTTCTTCCTCGGACTGGAGGGAGGCTTTGAATACAGTTATGTGTTCCGTAACGGATGGGAGTTCTCCCTTACCCAAAAGAACAATGTGAACTTCATACACGGAGACACGTTCCGAAACGGTATGCTGCTCGGATTCAAGATACCGTTTTAACCATCAACAGAAAGGAACACGGATATGGCATTTGAGGAAACACGGGAACAGCAGCAGATGTACAACTACTTCCGCAGCTGCATTTACATCTTTCTCATCATAGAGATTGTCATGAACCTGCCGGTGACGGCGGACAACCGCATCACGCAGTTCCTCCTCGACCTGCTGGGACGTTTCAAGATTTTCAACTCGGTATCGGGCTGTAAGGTGACGGAGCTGGTCTGCATCTGTGTGGTCTGCATCGGCACGAAGGCTAAGAAGGCCTTGAAGTTCAACGTGAGGACGATGGTCGTCTATCCCGTACTGGCAGGACTGACTTTTGTAGGGTTGTGCTTCGTCTTCCACGGGATGGATTTCGGCATCAGTTGGATGGGTTTCCCTGCGAACCGCATCCTCTATGCCGTCTGTTCGGTGGTGGGGACAATGCTGGTGCATCAGGGGCTGGACGGCATCGCCAAGTATTACAACTACAAGGTGGGTGAAGACCGCTTCAACTTCGAGAACGAATCCTTCCAACAGTCGGAGGCTTTGGTCAGCAACGACTATTCGGTGAACATTCCGATGATATACTACTGGAAGCGGAAGATGCACAGGGGCTGGATCAATATCATCAATCCCTTCCGTGGGACGATTGTATTGGGGACGCCGGGTTCGGGTAAGTCCTTCGGCATCATCGACCCGTTCATCCGGCAGCACGCCGCCAAGGGTTTTGCCATGATGTGCTACGATTTCAAGTTCCCGACACTGGCCAAGACGCTGTTCTACCAGTTCTGCAAGAACCGCAAGGCAGGGAAACTGCCTGATAATTGCGGATTCCGTATCGTCAACTTTACTGATGTGGAGTATTCCAACCGCATCAACCCGATACAGCGGAAGTACATTCCCGACTTGGCGGCGGCTTCGGAAACGGCCGCTACTTTGCTGGCATCCCTGAATAAGGGCGGCGGCGAGAAGAAAGGCGGATCGGAAGCGTTCTTCACCAACTCAGCGGAGAACTTTCTGGCGGCCATCATCTATTTCTTCGTGAACTTCCACCCGGTCGGGTTCAGGAACGGGAAGCGGCTGAAACGGTTTGTCTCACTGGAGGGAAAGAAACTGGAACTGGTGATACGGAACTGGGATGATTTCAATGCCGTCAACGAGGAAGGGAACGTGGTGCTGGACTTCGTGGATGAAAACGGGAATGATGTTTCTACCGATGAAGACCGTATGTTTGTGGAGCTGAACGGTTTTTCCTATAAAGACCGGACAGGGAAACGGATTGTCATTGACCGCTGCTGGTATGAGGACGAGGAGGGCAACGAGGTGGAGCCTGACACCGTTACGGGCGAGTATTCGGACATGCCACATGTGCTGTCGTTCCTTGGCAGACCCTACGACCAGGTTTTCAACATTCTGATGCAGGATGACAAGATAGCTTCTCTGATGGCGCCGTTCAAGAGTGCCTACGAGAATAAAGCGAACGACCAGCTGGAAGGCATGGTGGGCACGCTCCGCGTGAATGCCGCCCGGCTGGTGTCACCGGAAGCCTACTGGGTGTTTACCGGGGATGATTTTGACTTGAAGATTTCAGACAGGGAGCATCCGAGCTACCTCGTGATTGCCAACGACCCGGAAAAGGAGCAGGTCATCGGTTCGCTGAACGCCCTCGTGCTCAACCGCCTGATAACACGGGTCAACTCCAAAGGAAACATCCCGGTGAGCATCATCGTGGACGAGCTGCCCACCCTGTACTTCCACAAGATAGACCGTCTTATCGGTACGGCACGCTCCAACAAGGTGGCCGTGACGCTGGGCTTTCAGGAACTTCCACAGCTGGAGGCGGACTATGGCAAGGTGGGGATGCAGAAGATAATCACCACTTGCGGCAATATCTTCATGGGTGCGGCACGCAACAAGGAGACCTTGGAATGGGCGCAGAATGACGTTTTCGGCAAGGCGAAGCAGACCTCACGCTCCATCTCCATCAACGACCAGAAGGTCTCCACCACCATATCGGAGAAGATGGACTACCTCGTCCCGGCGGCGAAGATTGCGGACATGGCTACCGGCTGGCTGGCAGGCCAGGCGGCACGCGACTTCACGGCCACGGACGAAAGGATGCTCAACCGTTTCGACATAGAGCAGTCGGAAGAGTTCAAGACCACGAAGTATTTCTGCAAGACGCACTTCGACATGAAGAAGATAAAGGAGGAGGAAGACCACTACGTTCCGCTTCCTAAAATCTACGAGTTCAAGAATGACCGGGAGAAAGAAATCATGCTGAACCGCAATTTCAAACGGGTCAACCAGGAGGTCGAGGATATGGTCAGGGAACTGTTGGGCATGGGATGATAGCTTATGGATGTGTCAGGTACATTACATGGATTCTCTGCCCTGCCGAAACTGAGTGGCAGCGCATTGAAGGTCATTGCTGTTCTTTCAATGGTGGTTGACCACTCGGCTTATTACCTGCTGGAAGATGGCACATTGCTTTATGAAACGATGCGTTGCATCGGACGTATCGCTTTTCCGGTGTTCGCTTTCTTGATTGCGGAGGGCTTCCGGCACACCCGAAACCGAAGAAGATATTTTTTGCAGCTCCTGCTTTTCGCCGTAATCAGTGAAGTGCCGTGGTATCTGCTGGATGGAGCGGACGGTACGCATAACGTGATGTTCACTTTGGCTTTGGGAATAACAGCTTTAGCCGCTTTTGAGAAACTACATGAGTACCGCGTATTTTGCTGTTGTGTAATCCTAATGATAGCGTGGCTGGCCGCATGGTTAGGTGTGGATTACGAATGGAGAGGCATATTGATGATAGTCATCTTTTACTTGTTGGGATGTAGTTACAAGTATGCTTCTCCCTTTGGTAGAATGACGCAGTTGTTCTGTGCTTTTCCGCTCATAATGCACTACGGGATAGCTGGGGCATTGCTTGCGTGTATGGTACTCTGCTTATATGATGGAACAAGAGGATTCATACATGGTAATACAGCAAAGTATGGGTTCTATTCTTTTTATCCGGCGCATCTTATGGTTATCTTTGGTCTCGCGAATTGGTGGTAGAGAGGTAATGTACATACAAATTAAATGTATGTACGGGCATGAAATTGAGATGTACACAATAGAGCAGGGAGAAAAGAGGGACAAGCGGCAATAATACAACAACTTACGAGAGAACGACAAAATTTCGGCGCGAAATTCAAATGTGCATTTGCTTGAATTTCGTGTTAATTCCGGCGGCGGTTGGTTGAACTCGATTTGAATTGCGCTTGTATTTACAGGCAAAACGGGGCGATTTACGCCCTTTTTTTATGCCCGAACGGCTCTATATACCGATACGGGCGGGATTTGCGGCATACGGGGCTGAAAACGACATGTGTCCGCCGCAAGGTTTTAAGCGGTGTTTAACCGGCATTTCAAACGCAATTTTTATAAAATGGATGCGCAAAATGCGTACATCTGAATTTCAGACCAAAATATCAAAAATACGCATTGGATGGTCTAATGGGTGGTCTAATGGATGCCATTTTTATTGAGGTTTGCCCCCACATAATAAAAAAATAAGGTTCATAACCCCCCCCCAAAGTGTCATTTTTTGACGGGGTTTTACATCCCATATATTAAACACAAAACACTGAATATCAATAATATAAATCCATCTTTCTACACTCAAATCCTATAAAAAGTCTCGAAATCCCTATTCGGGTCGTTTTATGGTTATTCCGCCCTCACGACCCCGATCACGAGAGCCAGTGAGTAGATACGGGATTTTTCGAGCGAAAACGGGTCGTACTCTGGATTGTCAGATACCAACGTGATATGATCGTCGTCCTCGCCTTGTTTTACCCGTTTGATGAGCACCCCTTGCTCGCTGTCTATCACATAGGTGCGGTTCCACTGGAAGAATGTATCAAGCGGTAGCCGCTTACAGGCAACAATATCCCCGCTGTAATACTTGGGCTGCATGGAATCACCTTTTACAGGAATCAGAAATTCGGCTCCCTTGAACATGGGGATGACGTAATGCTCGCAGTCATATTCCATGATCGTTTGGCTGTTCTCCGAAAGCGCCCCTGCCATAGCATCGATTGGGATCAACGGAATGCCCTCGTTCTTGTCCGAGCGTTTTCCTATCGCAACGGTTGTTTGGTCGTTTTTGGGTAATGGTACCGTGTCGGTCTTGGCCATACTGCCTTTACCCGTAAGAAGCCATTCTATGTTAATATCGGGGAAAGCATTTAAGATATTTTCTAAACGATCAATTCCTATTGTCTTGCCATTCTTTAATTGACTCGCAAATGAGCCGTTTGAGAATCCACATTTCAACTCAAACGCTCTAACGCTTATCCCTTTCAGATCGAGATATTGTTTAATTCTTATAAGTGCTCCACCCATTTTGTAGAAAAAATCTTAAAAAATAATTTTGCTGTTTAAGATATATCTTATATCTTTGCAATATGGTGTTAATGCAACCACGTAACAAATATACTGAAAATAACCAATTAATAGGCAATTATGAGAAAGCAAATCCTTTTACCGCCCTCTGTATTCCGGGAGTTGTATCAAACTTTCAAGGTTCACAGGGTGATTCTCAGTCGAGCGCTAAAGTACGAACGCAACAGCAAACGCGATCAAATGCTCCGTGCCGCCGCACTGGAACGAGGCGGATTGATTTATACCGGGGAGCGGGCACCGCAAGGTTATTGTCCGAATGTAGAAACACGCCACGACCACGTGCGGGGAATGATGTATCAAAACTTCGGCGATCGAGTGGAGTTGCAGGTGAACCGGGAGACCAACGCCGCGACGATCATCATCGACCACGAGCCTGTGGCGACATTCAATGACATGACAGTGGCGACGTGGGGCGATGTTCTGTATTCCCTGCAAAAGATTTACAATCAGTTAAACGCGTAAGACGATGAAGCGACACAAGGAAGATGCCCTCGAAAGGGTACAGAGGTGCGCCCGCGCATACCGGGACGCCGTGGAGAATCTCATCGCCACCAATCCGACATTGAGTGAATCAGATTTGGATACAGGTGAAGATTCCTATAAATGGCTACGTCTCCCCATTCAGGATGAGCAGCCTTTAACCGTGGCAAATATGATTCTTTCAGATGTCGGAGTATTTCCAAATGATTGTCTTGCTGGTATTCTGGTGGCAACATGGAGAAGTCGAGGCGCCATGGCCGGACACGTGGGTTCGATAAGTCTCGATAAGGCAGGAACTCGGATTCACTTCTGTATCGAAGGTGTAACGACCTTAGAAGAGCTCCGAATTTCCCGCGAACAGTTTCGAGCATCACTCGATTTCGAAGGTGAAAAGTGAAACAGATATAGTTTTCCATAATCGCTAAACATTTGTAGTTGAACGCACAAAGATAGCGATTTCCCGTGAACGTGAAGGCGTTACCCGGAGCGATACCGGCACGGGAGCAAAAATAAAGATGTGAAACATGGAATACTACAACGGTAAATTGTGTGTAACATACGATGACTTAGCGGGCATTGCAACCATGAATGCAATCCAGTGCATCGTTAAAAAGGATGCTTCTATCCAAGCTCGCAAAGCTTGTAGAAGCAACACCGCGCTGTTTGATCTCGACAGGTTGCCGTTAAAGTTCCAGCTGGAGGTTTACCGCCGCCGTCCGGATTTGAAAGCGCAGGCAGAGAGCAAACCTTTTGTCGAGAGCATCGAACCGGACGGCGCGGCGTTGGATTTTTACCAGCGTCACCAGTTCGGCGACGGAAAGTATTTGCCGACGGACAAACAGACCGAATATGCCAACAATGCGGCAGTCCTAAACGCTTTCCGGCTGGTGCTGGAGCGATCGGACAGTCAGCACCGGAAACAGAGTAAGCGGTGTATCAGCAAGGCGGAATTTTGGCGCAAAGCGGCGCAGGCGTTGCCGCGTATCGCGGACACGTTCCCGCACACCCTGCCGGAGAACCCGCGCCGCCTGCAAGAGAAATTCAACCAGTACGTGCGTGAGGGGTACGGGGCGTTGATAACGGGCAAATACGGCACCCGCAACGCTGCCAAGATCGACGACGATACCAAAGAAAGCCTCCTTATCCGGCTTATTTCCGACGCCCGTAACCTCGACAACGCGCAGATCGCGCGGATTTACAACATAGTTGCAGAAACGCAGGGCTGGAAAACGATTACCGGGGCGGCGGTCGGCGTATGGCGCGAGAAACACGACCTCGTGACAGCCGGAGGACGCCTCGGCGAGACGCGGTTCCGCAACCAGCGGAGTATGCAGGTGAAGCGTTCGCGCCCCACAGCTCCGCTCTTATACTGGACAATGGACGGCTGGGTGTCCGAGTTGCTTTACCAAAAGACAGAGGAAAAGAACGGGCGTACTACCACCACCTACACGCATCGCCTCACGGTTGTTATTGTTCTCGACCCTTGTATCAATTATCCGGTCGGCTATGCGATCGGCGAACGGGAGACCCCCGAACTTATCAAAGCAGCCCTCCGGAATGCTGCGAACCACACCGCCGAGCTTTTCGGACGCCGTTACTACTCGAATCAAATACAGAGTGACAACTACGGACGAGGGAACCTCAAACCGATTTATCAGATCATGGGCGACATATACACTCCCGCCCGTGCGCACAACGCCAAATCGAAAGTGATCGAGCCGTTCTTCAATTATTTCAACAGGAAATATTGCCAGCTCTGTACGAACTGGGGCGGGTTCGGCATAACCTCGAACAAGGATTTGCAACCGAATAGCGAGTTTTTGAACAAACACCGCCACAGCTTCCCGACCGAGGAGGAGTGCCGCCAGCAGCTTACGGCTTTTATTGAGCGGGAGCGCGCCGAAAAACGTGCCGAGTACGTGAGATTGTTCGACAAGCTACCCGAGGAGCGACGCTTGCCGCTTTCCGATGAACAATACCTCCTCACGTTCGGAGCCGATACGGGGTACCGCAACGCACTCGAGGGCGTGGGCTTGCGCCCGACGATCGGCGGCATAAAACGGGATTACGATTGTTTCGACCCCAAGTTCCGGGAGTACGCGCATGTCCGCTGGGCGGTGAAATACGACCCGGACAACCTCGACCATGTGCTCGCGGTGAACGAGGACGGTTCCCTGCGCTTCATGCTCGAACGGAAACACGTGCAGCCTATGGCTCTCGCCGACCGCCGCGAGGGGGATGCGGAGCAGCTCACCCGAGTACGGGAGTTCAACAAGCAGCTCGAGAACGACATAACCGAACGTCTCGCCCTCGCCAGCAACAAAGTCGAGCAATTATTCAATGACAACCCGCAGCTCGACGTCGCAACCCGCCTGCTGCTGTGTGATAGCCGGGGGCAAAACAAGAACCACAAGCAGACGCGTCGCCTGCAAGCCCACGAGATCGAGGACATAGAGGCGATCGAAATTGCAACGGTGCGCCGACCGGCTCCTCAAATCGAGGACGAGGAAACTTTCAACCTGTACTAATAATCAGAAATAGAGATAATATGAAAACGATCGAGAAAGAGCAAATCAGAACCAAACTCGCGGAGTTTTGCGAGATCAAAGGCGGACAGAACAAAGCCGCAAACTCCATGCGCGGCGTCAGCCCGGCGACCATTTCCCAAGTGCTCAATAACAACTGGGATTTAATCAGCGAGGAAATGTGGCGCACGATCGCCTCGCAAATCGGCTACGATCCGCGTGCGTGGGTTGTCGTGGAGACACGCGGCTACAAACGCATGTACGGACTTTTGCAGGACGCGCAGGACAATTCCCTCGTGTTCGCAGTCACGGGTGATGCCGGATGCGGTAAAAGCGAGGCGATCAAGAGTTATGCCGCAAGCAACCGCAACGTGTATAACCTCTCGTGCTCCGAGTACTGGAACCGCAAGCACTTTATGGCGGAACTCCTGCAATGTATGGGGATTGATTCGACGGGCTGCACCGTTCCGGAAATGATGTCGGACATTATTCTCGCCCTCAAAAAGAAAGAAACGCCGCTCGTGGTACTCGATGAAGCCGACAAGTTGAGCGATCAAGTGCTCTACTTTTTCATCAGCCTGTACAACAAACTCGAGGATCGTGTCGGGATCATCCTGTGCGCGACGGACTACCTCGAGAAACGCATCAAAAAGGGCGTGCGCACCAACCGGAAAGGTTACAAAGAGATTTACAGCCGTGTCGGTCGCAAGTTCATACCGATACAGGTCGTAAACAGCGAGGACGTTGCCGCCGTGTGCATCGCAAACGGTGTGACCGATTCGGATGTCATAAACGAGATTATCGACGACTGCGAGAGTGATTTGCGCCGGGTAAAACGCAAAGTCCATGCGGTTAAACAGCGTTCAACCTCCAAATAAACGGTGCTCAAATGGCAAAAGCGATAAGCAATAAAAACGTGGTAAATGCCAAGTTCAAGGTTGCCGATTTCACGGGCAAATGGCTCGCGTCATTCGGCAAACCCGAACTCCGGGGCGCATGGATCATCTACGGGGAGAGTGGCGGCGGTAAAACGCACCTTGCTTTGGAGCTGCTCAAATACCTGTGCGGGTTCGTGGATCGGGCGGCTTACGACACGTTGGAGCAAGGTTTATCGCTGTCGTTTCAGAACGCATGGAAAGACGCCGCAATGCAGGAGGTCGGCTCCCGGGTTATCGTGCTGGCGAAAGAACCGATCAAGGAGTTGCGGGAACGCCTGCGGAAGCGCAAAAGCCCTAACGTGATCGTGATTGATTCGATTACGGCGTTGGTCGGGTTCACGCGGACGGTGTTCATGGAATTGATAAACGAGTTTCCCGACAAGTTATTCATTTTCATAGCACACGAAGAAAACAACAAGCCCTATCCGGCTATCGCGCAGCACGTGCGAAAGCTGTCGGAGGTAAAAATCCGGGTCGAGGGGTACAAAGGATTCGTAACGACCCGATTCAAAGGCGAAAAAGGTGAGGGAGGTGCCGATTTCGTGATATGGGAACAGGGCGCAAATGAGTATTGGATTGATAAACTTTAATGATACACAATTATGCACACAATGGATAAGATTCACAACGGGGTACTCCGCAAGTTCCACACCCTTTGCTCGCGTTTGGGACTGACGGAGGCGGAAAAACGGGCGATCGTCGAGAGCTTCGGCGTCGAGAGTAGTGCCGACATAGACACGCACGTCCTTATCGACGTTTGTGCCTCGCTTTCCAAGCAGTTGGAGGGCGACAAAGGCGACCAAATGGATAAACTGCGTAAGCGTGCTATGGCTGCGATCGGCGGCTACCTGCGTAAAATCGACAAGGAAAGCAACGCCGAAATAATCAAAGGAATTGCCTGCCGTTCCACCGGGTACCAGTCTTTCAACAAAATACCCGCCGAGCGTCTGCGGAACCTGTACAATACATTCCGCAACAAACAAAAGGACATGGATGCGGCGGAGCGTATCGCAATGGAGCTCTTGGCTCAAAGCTACACGGCGGGGAAAACCTCCCCGGCGATATTGAATTAACGGATTTATTCACCTTTCAAAAACAAAAAATTATGAGTTCAAACAACAATTCTTCGGGTGCAGGTATCGGCTTTTTGGGCTTGCTCACAATCGCCTTTATCGTGCTGAAACTGACAAAGTGCATCGCGTGGTCGTGGTGGTGGGTTCTCGCTCCTATGTGGATGCCTCTTGCCCTCGTGCTGCTTGTTGTGGTAATCGTCGGGCTGTGCAAGTTGTGGATTTACTGCAAATGGAGGGCGAGACGATGAAATGGTACATCAGCGGCAAAATTTCGGGCTTGCCGACCGACCAAGTAACCGCCAAGTTCAAGCAGGCGGAGCAGTAAATCCGGGCGTTCGGGCACGAACCCGTGAACCCGACCAACAACGGGCTCGGCTCGGAGGCGAGCTGGAACGAGCACCTCGTCGCAGACGTTGCCCTGTTGCTCGAATGCGATGCGATCTATCTGTTCAAAGACTGGGGCGACAGCCGGGGATCGCGCATCGAGGCGAATATCGCCGAGGAGTGCGGCTTGCAGATCGTTCACCAGCCGGAATATGCGACCTATGAGAGCCGCATGTGAGCAGCTCGCCGGAGCCCTGTTGCGGTTTACCGAGGCAATGCGATCCTGTAATTCCGCTTTACGGAGGTATTCGGCTGTTATGCCAAAACAAAGGTACAAGCCGCTACAAGGCAACAGAACCCGAAAAACAAAGAGATTAACCTGCTTGCAACGCAGGCGAAAAAAGACAAATTAAACCACTTAAAAACAAAAAATTATGAGCAATCAGAAATCAATCATCGGTTGCGGATATATTCCGCTTGAAATGCAGGCAGTGTGCCTCAAAACCAACATGAATACCAATCTTGGTGATATTGTGTATAAAATCATTACGGCTCCTTATGAACGTGTATTTGTTCGCAAGAATCTTTTTGATTTAACACCTAAAGAATGTAAACGTATGGCAGTAGACGTAGTTGATGAATACACAGGTTTAACGTATGCCGTCGAGTACGAACCCGCGAACCTCGTCCACCCAACGTCGGAATCCAAAACCGACCAGCCCGGGGAACCTGTCGATTTCGCTACCCGTGCCGGGCAGATCGCCGAGGAACTCAAATCTATGTTCAACTCTGCGGGGGAGGGAATTTCCGACAAATGCGGTGTTGCATTCTTTGCGGTTTCGGATGACGGGAACGATAAAACATCGACGTGCGTCGGGTTTCTCGGCGGTCGAGGTAGTCGGGTGTCGGAGGCTATCGCTTCGGTGTGTTCCAAGAACCCCCAAGTCCTCGAAATCGTGAAATGCGCCTCGATCGAGGCTATGTTTCACCGGATATTCGACGGCGCCAACAAGAAGAAATAACCAACTTTCATTTTTATAACAATGGCAAAAACAAGAGTTAAAAAGGTCGTGGTTTCGGGAGTTACGCGCGACCAAATGGAGGAGGCTTTCGGCGCATTCGCCTTTGCCGACGCCAAATTGCAGGGTATCAACGCGGCAATGGATGCGGAGATTACCAAGATTAGAGAGCGCAATGCCGAGGAGATCGCCAAGTTCCAGCAGCAAAAGGACGACGCCCTCGAGGTGATGCAGACGTTCGCCACCGAGAACCGGGACGAGCTTTTCTCCAAAAAGAAAAGCATGGAGACGGCGCACGGCGTCCTCGGGTTCCGCACCGGGACACCGAAGCTCAAAACCCGCAAGGGCTTTACGTGGGCGGCGGTGCTGGAGCTGCTCAAAGAGTTCAACCCGGCGTATGTTCGCACCAGTGAGGAGGTCGCCAAAGACAAGCTCCTCGCCGATCGTGAGAGTGAGGACATGCCCGAGTTGATGCAGAAAATCGGCGTCAAGGTCGAGCAGGACGAGACGTTTTTCGTTGAACCTAAAAAAGAAGAATAAGGCTGAATGTCAGAGAAAGTGCGCAATTATGACAAAGAGAGTATCGAGGTGTGCCGCAACTGCAAGGGCACCGGGGTAGCTTACACGGTACCGGAGTTCCACCCCTACGGGAAAGAAGATGATCCGCAGCCGTATGAATGTCCCGTTTGCCGAGGCAGCGGACGGGTAAAAAAGACCTCGAACATCAAAATCACGATCGAACCTTATCCCGGCAAGTCCGGGGTATAAAAAAGAAGCCCGCCAACCGGGAACCGACTAACGAGCGAAGCGTGGGGACGCTTTTGCAAAGATAGTAAGTTTTCGGCACATGGCAAAGGGAGTTCGTTATAAAAGCACGTTAAAACGCATCCGGGAGGTTTGCGCGATAACGAGGGAGCACTACGAGGCTGGCAACCAGTCCAAGTGCTACCGGGCTGTATGGAGAAATTTCATCGAGCCGAAATACGGTATTTGTTACCGCACTTTCTTGAACTACATAAACGAGCCATTACCGAAAGAACCCGAAAACAAACAACTTACTTTATTTGATTTATGAACGCAAGAACCAAACTGAACAATGAGCAGATCGCCGCCTTGCAGGAGGTAGTCGGAGGCGCGGACGTATTCAGTTGCCATACCGCAAAACTACTCCGCGAAATCGAGGTTATCGCCCCGGAATTGATCGAAATCGGGCATCCTATGGGTGTTTATAAATCGATTGACCCGCACCCGTATTTCGGTGCCATAGTCACCCGCTGCGGTGTCGAGTATCTCGAAAATATCCAAAAACAAACACGGGATGAATAAGAAGCAGCGCGAAATAATTATCGACGCCTACGAGCAGTATATCCGTAATGCCATGCGAGGCGATCCGGTGGGCGGTTTCAGCGACTTTGCCGATTTGTTTTCCCGGCTTCGTGAAACAGACAAGCGACTGGACGAAGAACTGCAAGAACGCTACGACGAAATCCCCGACAAATAAGGACGCAAGCCCCGGAACCGAGAAAGGTTGCCGGGGCTTGTTTTATCCTCTTACCAGTGTGACGCCGACGGCGACCGCTTGGGGCTTGACCGCCGAGGTGTCGGTCGCGTGTGTCACGAAGCACTCCTCGTCATGCTGCACGCGCTCGTGATCGTGATCCGTCACGGATTCGACCAGCATAAAGCAGTTGAACCCCTCACCGGAGAGACCTTGCACCTCCGCGTCGATCCGCTCGATAAGGTCGAGGTGTTCGAGTGCCCGGTCTTGGTATTTCCCGCCCTCCTCGGGCGACGCCAGCGTTTCGGTTACGACATGGAGCCGTACCCGAATGTCTGCCGATCGTGCGCCCCGTGAGAGCTGCGCCCACTCGATCGGCTCGAACTCGACGAACACGGCAGGAAGCCGGAACGCCTTTTGTTTGGAAAGTTGCTCGGTGTTCCGGTTCCACAGGCTTACGAACTTGACACCGACCTTTTGATTTTTCAGCCTGTCGGCAACGGCTTTGTAGATTGCCTTTCTCATTTTCTCAACTCTTTTGCGAGGTTATCGAAAAACTCGGTTATATTCTCGTGGACGATCTGTTTGATCGCCTGCCGCACCTCCTTGTGGTCGCCGATAAACTGGCGTTTCGGCATCGTTATCTGCCGGGTGTGCGACCGCACGGTATAGGTCTTGCCCGTGCGCCTGTTTGTCCGGGTATGGGTGCGGACGCTCTGCGCGAACTTTCCGCCCTCGTTGTGGAGTGCGGTGTACGGCAGCGGGGAGGAATAGTGTACCCCTTTCCCACGAACGGACGCCCGGATCGAACGGCGCATTTTTCCCGTGACATGCAGGAGCGACCCTTTCGCCTTTTTGTTCTTCCGGGGCTTCCATTTGGAGCCGAAAAAGCCTTTGCGCTCGAAATTCCGGTCGAACATTTCGGTAAGCTCGACTTTCATGTCGGAGAGTATGTTTTGGATCAGTTCGTCAGGTTTTGGCATTTTTCTTTGGTTGGTAATTGAAAATGTGCTACTTTTGCGAAAATGCTATTCATATCGTAATGATTGACTACGAAACAACGGTACAAGTCCGCGAGTGTGCGGAATGCAAGCACTATTTGGGTGGTTGCAAATGCCGTGCGTTCAATCATATACCGCTCGACTTTTTCACGGATGCGACACGACACGACAAGCCCCTGCCGGAACAGGTGGGCGACTTTGTTTTCGAGGCTGCGGAAGATGCGCCGAAAACCCGTGTTTACGCTGCGGACTGACATTTTCATCGTTTCAATTCCCCGCATTTTTTCTCAATCAACTTTCCGACTGCCGTCGCAATTTCGCGTGCCTGCGGGTTGTTTAGGTACTCACTCCATGCCTCGGCGATAAATTCCGCCTCGGGGGTATAGTTGGATTTCCTCATGAGGCGCGAATCATACGCATAATGCGAAAGGTTGTCGATGATGTATTGCTCGCCATGAACGACCGCCTCCCGAAATATTTTCAGAAACTCCGCATCTTTACGCAACCCGAGGAGGGCATCAATCTTGTGCCCGAGTTCATGGTCGAAAACCGCCTTAACCGTGTCACAGGCAATCGGGTGAAATTTATATTGCACGTCCCTTTTCAGCGATTCGGCAATCTTGTCCCCAGCCCATGCCGTATTAAACACCAGCCCGTTAGCTCCGTACTGCTCGCATCCCTCGCTCGAATAGGCGTAACAATCTTTGAGGTATGCGACCTTGCGCGCCCATTTTTTCGCGGCGTCCCTTACGGCGGAATCGAGAGCATTCGGGTACAGCGGTTTAAGTTCCTTGTATTTCGCCTCGGCTAAAAGATTGACCCGCCCCGTCATAGAACCGACAAATTTTATCTTGCTTTTCAATTCGGGGAAATCTCTGAAATGCCGCTCTACGCAGTCGAAAATATCTTTGACTTGTGCGATGTCCTTTTTCTTGAACCCGTCGAGGCGGCAGTTGATCCCGAGAATATCCCGGAACTGCTGCTCCGCCTCCTCTATGGTCTTGGCGGAGAATCGCTCTTTTGCGAGTTGTAAAATCTGCTCTTTTGCCTTTTTGGGAGCCTTGTTGTACGGGTGTTTGTCCGGGAACACTTTTAGCTCCTTTCCGGGGTTGAACCGGAAAATCCGCTTTTTGGGTTCCTCGGTGATCTCCTCACCGATCCCGACCGCCTGCTGGCTGTCGCTCTCGGGGTACCTGCCTTTGCGCACCTGTACGACGACGCAACGGCAGTTCCAGCCGTTGGGCGGCATGAACTGCTCCCAAAACGGATCGCTCACGGGCAGGGTGATGTTGTGCAGCCGTTGGTGTTCCTCCCGCACCCGTTCGTCATTCGCCGTCCGGTACTGCAAATTGTACCGATCGCCGTCCTGTTGGAAATCGTGCCATTTCGCCGCCATTTGTGACGACGTTACCGCATGATTGTATTCCGCATACAAATAGTTGCGGTTATACTTGGCGTCGATTTTTGCGACGTCCTCGTGGAATTTCTCGAACGGTTTTATCCCTCCGTCGTCCCCGATCAGCGACAAGCCGACCTCGTTCAACGAGTGGTATGTTTTCAGCCCGGAGAAAATAAAGGCGTTGTTTTCCAGCAGCCCGGTAAGCTCTGCGGGCATTTCCTCGTCTATTGACGATGACACGGCACCTCCGAGGATGCGGAACGTCTCGTCGATCACGTCGCGGGCGGGCTGTTCCTGCAACATGGAGGGAGTAAACCCGCCCCTTTCGCGCACCCACTCTGCGGCGCGTTCAAATATGCGGCTGTCAAACCCGAAACCGGGCGTTTTCCCGTCGTCTGCAAGCGTTAAAAGCTCGTCGCGGTATAAACCCTCGACCGCATCGTCGAGACCCCGGTAAAACGCCCGGAAATTCTTTGTCGGCACCTCCCGGGGGCTGGCGTCCTTGCCTCTGCCAACGTCAGCCCCTACTCGAAAAAACTGTTTGCGCTGGCTTTCTTAACCCCGGTGATCGGGATTTTGTACTTGTCGGCAAAATATTTCGGGTCGATGTCGTACTCTTGCAGGAGCAGGCGTTCGATCTCGCGCTGCTCTGCCGGGGTGTAGCTCGTCGCCTCGTCCCAGTCGAACACGACCCCCGCGAGCGGGAACCCGTGCCGGATCATCAGCGGGATAAGTCGGTCGTTCACGAGGTACTTTATCATCGTGGCGTCCGCGCGGCAGATGTTCTCGAACACCTCGAGGTGCGTTTCCGACTGCGACAACGAGCTGCCGTTGTCGATCGTCATAGTCTGCCCGAGTATGCCTTTGGAAATTTCGGAGTTGCATCGGTCGATCCGTTTGTCGTACACGTTGTAGGCGTCGCCCCGGCTGGTCTCCTTGATTTCGATCTCGGTGCCCTCCGGGAACAACCCCCACGATGCGGCACCCATTTCGGCGAGCATGGTTTCGATCCGCGCGATGTCTTTCGTGTCCTGTGACATGGTTTTGCCGATACGGATCGGCATGCCGAACACCTCGCCGAATGTGTCCCAGTAGGCAAGCATGTTTTTCTTGGAGAGCGACTGCGGGGCGCATTTGAGCAACACGCCGAGGTCTCGGGCTTTCCCGACCTCGATGCACCACGCGGCGATGTCGCCCTCGCGGTACGATATGCCGTTTTTCCAGTCGTCGCCCGCCTCCCGGGTGATAACGCCGTATTCGGGCACGACGTGCTTGCGGGGCACCAGCTCGACGCCCGTAAAGGACATTACGCCGTTTTCGTTGGTGATGTCTCCGAACTGGATCAACGAATGCCCGAAATAGGGGCTGTCGAGTGCGAGGTCGAGAAAATCGTTGAACCACTCGCGCTCGAACACGAGGCGGGCTTTGTCGTCCTCCTTGCCGTTCTTCCCGGTAAGGACGAACGGTTTTTGCAGGGTCTTTCCCTTGCGCTGGGCGATACAGCCGGAGAGGTGCAGATCGACCAGCGCGTCGTTGTACACGTCGAGCAGGGCGCAGCGGTTCGGCTGCTCGTAATTGATCGCCGCCTGCCATGCCTGCCGCCACGTGGCGATGTCCTTTTTGGTGAGGCTCTCGGTTTGCTGGTTCAGTTCGATAAGGACGTCTCTTTTCTTCTTTACCTGCGTGGCGAACTGCGCGGCGAGGTTGAGCACGTCGCGCCTGTGCCGTGCCGAGGTTCCGGGCATCATCGAGAGGAAATTATCAAAAAAACGCATTCAGCATAAAATCACAATTTAAGCGGCGTTTAACCGCTGTTTAATAATCGTATTTGCTGGCGGACATGCCGCCGTAACGTATGGGGTTCGAGGTGTCGGTTTCCCCGTCCTCGCCCGTGTACGTGGGTAGATTCGGCATTGAGCCTCCTTTGCTCACGCGAGTAAGCCACGCGATCGCGTTGTCGTAAAGTTCCTGCCGCCCGTCGAGAGCCAAGTTTTGCGGGAGCCAGTGCACGAGGTAGTACAGGGCGATGTTTACCGTCACCTGCACGAGCATCGCGTTACGCTGGTCTCCCTCGGCGGCGAACGCCTTGTCGGTATCATAGCGCGGACGGAGGTAGCTTGCGACCTCCTCCATAGCAACCCGCTCGGCTTTCTGCCGGGTCTCGGGTTCGCTGCGGGTGAGTATGTCGAGCTCGTCTTCGTCGCATACCACCCTGTAATCGTCCTCGGTCAGAAACATGGCTACCGGGTTTTGTAGATTGCGAGCGATTCCGCCTTTTCGGGCGTGAAGCCCTTGCGGAACGCGCCCTCCTTGATCTTGTCTTTGAGGTGCTGTTTGCTCACGACGAGGGGTTTGCCGCCGTACATGAGCACGAGCCACTTTCTGTCCGTCACTACGGCGTTGCGGTCGGCGCGTTTGATCGCCCGCTTGCATCGGATGTAAAGCACATAGCTCTTGTATGCCTTTACGCACTTTCTGAAAATCTTTACCATGAGTTTTTAGATGTTGGTCGCCGCCCGAACTTGGGGGCGAACGTTTTTATTCTTGTTTGCTGTTGCAGGATGTAGATCGCCCCCTCGTCGGCGTCGGGCGCGTCGTCGTGGCTGCTTGTCCCTTTCTCGAACGCGAGGGTCTGTTCCAGTCCCGCGAGCGTGTCGGGGTCGTTCTGCCTGTCGGCGTTGTAGAACACGAACCCGCGCTCCCACAGCGGGGAGATTCCCTCGATGCGCTGGAACTTGTCGGGCTTCTTGCGTTTGTCCGCCCGTATGGGTAACTGGTACCCGCGCAAATTCCCCTCGCGGGTAAACTCGTCGAGTATGATGTCTTGCAGGAAATTCGCCTCGATGTAGTAATAGCATATCACCCCGGCGGCGATCATCCGCTCGTGCAGGTCGTACCACCAGCGCACCATTTCGGCGACCGAGCATTGCCGCACGAACGCTTCGATTTGGTGCAGTTCCGTCCCTATCTTTCCCCACAGCTTGATCGCCTTGTAGTCGTTCTTGCTGGTGCCTTTGAACGAGGGGTCGCAATACGCCACGAGGTAATCGTACTTGCAGAGCTTCGGCAGCTTCTTCCACTTGATCCACGTGTGTTTGAATACCGCGCCCTCGGTAATCGGGTTGTTCATCATTTCCTTTTGGAAAGAGCGGTACCCCATGAAACGCTCCATGTCGCGGAGCTCGTCGATCAACCATTTCGACGCCCACGCCACGCGCCCCTGCTTGTCGATCGCGTTCACCTGCGAGACCAGCACGCCGTCGGTTGCGCAAATATTGGCGAGTACGCTGCACTTGCTTATGAGGTTTCCGACCATGATAAACCGCCCGCGTCCGCCGTCGAGGGCACCGAACAACGCCTCCTTTACCCAGTCGGTGAGTTTGTTTACCCGAGTTTCGTTACCGCATAATTCGTCGTCGTCGAGATCGTCGATCACGATGTAGTCGGGACGGTGGTTCCGGTATCGCAAGCCTCGGGGCGACTGCCCGCGTCCCCGGGCGAAAAATGCGCATCCGTCGGCGGTGACAAATTCGCCCTCCTCCCAGCTTCCGGAATTGTACTGAACCCCGAAATCGTTTATATAGCGTTGGTTGTACTGCAACTCCGCCTGCAAGTCCGCCAGCAGGGTATTTGCGTTCTCCTGCGACTTGCCGACGAGCACCATTACGTTTATATCCCGCACCTTTTGGCATTTCAACCACATAGGGATCATTATATCCATGTGGGTACTTTTGGCGTGCCCGCGCGCCCATTTGAACGCGGCTTTGAGGTTGCGGTTCTTGCGGATTTTGTTCGCCGCGTCGATATGGAACGGCGCACTCTCGGTGTGTTTCCCGGTTGCCGGGTCGTCGGTGTAGTGCGGGAAATAGTAGTTTACGAAAAACGCGTAATCCGCCCGTGCCCGTTTGATACGTGCCTGCTTGTCCGCCTCGCTTTCGGCTCGGTTTACGGTGGTCTGCGCCTGTACGTTGTCGCACCACTCCTTCCACCGTTTAGCGGCGTCATTTACCCCTGCGACCGACATTATTGCCCTTTCGTGCTTAAAAGTTCCGAGACATACAGGTCTTGATACCGATTGATCGCCTTTATCAGTTCGGGGGTGAGTTCCTCGTCATTGGTCGCCCTGTGTTGTAGCCATTTGCCGAAAGCGATAAACACCTCGATCGCATCGACGACGTTCGCCTTTTTGTCGAGCTTCTCTATTGCCGCTGCCAGTTTGGAAAGTTTGTCGCAGGCTCCGGCTACATTCTCGGCATCCCTTTCTTCGTTGAGTTTTTCAACCTCGTTGCTTATCGCCCGCAGCAGGTTGTTTACGATTTCGGGGCGTGTAACGCTTTGTGCGGCTCTGCGTTTGTCCCACGCGTCCTCGGCTACCCACCTGTTTATAGTCTGTTTTGAAACGCCGACTTTCTCGGCGATGATGTTCTGCTGTTCGCCCGACATATAGAGCACGCGGGCAAATTCCTTTTTCTCCTCGGAGACCTTATTTGCCATTCATAAGATACGGTTTAATCGGTTCGCACTCCCGGGACGGGAGTTTTCCACGATGCAAAATTCGGGGACTGCCCCGTGAAAATAAAAAAGGTTGCAAACTCTTTACACTCTTTTTGTTATGGTGTTGTAAACCCCGCAAATTTGCATCGTTCAACATCGCGGAGTAGAGCAGACAGGTAGCTCGTGAGGTTCATTCCCTCAAGGTCGCAGGTTCGATTCCTGCCTCCGCAACAATATCGCGGGATAGAGCAGTTGGCAGCTCGCGAGGTTCATTCCCTCGAGGTCGGCGGTTCGAGTCCGTCTCCCGCTACAAAACCCCTTTTTTAGAATGACGACGGGGACGGTGAGGCCCTTAAAAGAAAAATGCCGTCCCCTATTTTTTGACGAATGGCAAAAGATTTTATCATCAACACGAGCGGACTTAACAGCTACGGCACCCGTGTTCTTACCCCGGGCATCGACCTCGCGCAGTTCAAGCGCAACCCGGTACTCCTCTACATGCACACGCGCGGTTTCGACGGCAAGAGCACCCCGATCGGGCGCGTCGAGAACATCCGCGTCGAGGGCGACGAGCTGCGGGGTACCCCCGTGTTCGACATGAAAGACCCGTTTGCGGCGGAGATTGCCCGCAAGTGGGAGGAAGATTTTATCCGCATGTGTTCGGCGGGGTTGGAACCCGTCGAGTTGAGCACGGCGACCGAGCACCTGTTGCCGGGACAATCCCGTGCGACGGTCGTGCGCTCGAAACTTGTCGAGGTCTCCATTGCGGACATCGGCTCCAACGACGACGCCCTGCAATTATACGAGCCGAGCGGTAAAATCCTGCGGCTGGCATCGGGCGCGGACAGCGAGATCGTCCCGCTCCTCAAAAACGCACACACCCCGGCGGCGGAGCCCGCCCCGGAAGAGAACAACGGTAACAATCAAACCCTTTTTTCGATGAACAAAATCCTACTGACCCTCGGGTTGCCCGCAACGGCTACCGAGGACGACGCGGTAAACGCGATCACCAAGTTGCAGGGCGACGTCGCCTGTATCGAACTCGCCCGCATCGAGGCGGCGGTCGATGCTGCTATCGAGGCAAGAAAGACGACCGCCGACAAGCGCGACCATCTTATCACGCTGGGTAAAAAGGCGGGTTTCGACGTCCTGCAATCGACTATCGCCATGCTGACCCCGGTACAGAAGCCGACGCAGCTTATCAACCCGGCGGGCGGAGCGGCTTCGAGCGCGAGCGTCGAGCTGGCATACTCGGAAATGTCCGACGAGCAGCTCCGCAAGCTCGAAAAAGAGAACCCGGAGAAGTTCATGCAACTTTTCAAAGCCGAGTTCGGCTATGTCCCCAAGATCGACAAGTAACACTCAAAACCTTTCTAACAGAATGAAAAAGTTTCTTTTTGCCCTTATGGGCTTTATCTGCGCGATTTCCGTGAATTGCGCCGCCGGAGCTGTCGGAGCCTCCGCGCTCGGGGTTCAGCCCGTGTACGGTGTGCTGGCGGTGAACGGCGTCTCTTTCCTGTCCGGGCTGTGCGGCGGTTTCATGCCCTCGGGGGCTGCCTGCGCCGGACTTTACACCGAGGCGTGGACGGGCTTTATGATTAAAGCGTTCCGCACCGACCCCGAGGGGTTGGGCTGGTACAGCAAAATCCGCTCGTTCGACCAGTATGTCGAAAAAGACGTGATCCATTTCGTGAATATCGGCGGCGATCCTACCGTACTGGTGAACAATACTTCGTACCCGCTGGAGATCGAGGAACTGGAGGACGGCGACAAGGCTGTGACGCTCGACAAGTACCAGACCAAGCCGACGCGCATCACCGACGACGAGCTGTATTCGCTCTCTTACGACAAAAAGGCGACGGTTATCGAACGCCACAAGGAGGCTATTTCGGAGAAGAAATACTCCCGAGCCATTCATGCGATCGCCCCGAACGAAAACAGCACGGCAACTCCCGTGATCCTCACGAGCGGCGAGGTGTCCGAGGGTCGCAAGATTATGACCCGCAAGGACATTGTACGCCTCAAAAAGCTGTTCGACAAGAACAAGGTACCCAAGGCGGGGCGTTGCCTCGTGTTGTGCAGCGATCACGTCGCCGACCTGCTCGAAAACGATCAGAAGTTCTACAATCAGTATTACAATGCCGAGAGCGGCAAGGTCAATAAGGTGCTGGGCTTTGAAATCTACGAGTACGACGATTGCCCGTACTACAATGCTACCACGTTGAAAAAGGTCGCTTACGGTTCCGTTCCGGCGGATACGGACATGCAGGCGTCGATTGCTTTCTCGCCTACGCGCATGATGAAAGCCAACGGCAGCGTCAATACCTACGCATCGGAGGCGAAGAACAACCCGACCACGCAGGAAAACCTTATCAGCTTCCGCACCTACTCGATCTGCCTGCCCCTCAAAGACGAGGCAATGGGCGCGATCGTGAGCGCGAAAGCAGCGTAACCCTAAACCACCCGACAAATGAAAAAGGAGCTTAAATATTTGGTTATCCATTGCACCGCCACGCCTCGAGGACGCGAGGTTACAGCCGACGAAATCCGGGCGTGGCACACAGCTCCCCAACCGCGAGGCAGAGGGTGGCGGCAAGTGGGATATACCGACCTTTTTCATTTGGACGGTAGTGTCGAGCGGCTTGTCGCCAACAACGAGGATGCGTGGGTCGATGATTGGGAGATCACGAACGGAGCCGCCGGATATAACGGAGTGTCGCGGCATATCGTGTACGCTGGCGGTTGCGAGAACAACAGGGCACTCACCCCGGCGGACACGCGCACCCCGCAGCAGCTCGAAGCCTTGAAGCGGTATGTGCTGGCGTTCCACGCCCGGCATCCCCGGGTGAAGATCGTCGGGCACCGCGACCTGCCGGGCGTGCGTAAGGCGTGCCCCTCGTTCGACGTTCCCGCGTGGTTGAAATCTATCGGTATTGTGCAATGAGTACGGAGTTGTTGTTGGCGATTATCGGCATTACTGCGGCTCCTGTCACCTCGTGGCTCGCCTCGAAACTTACGAGGCAAAAATACAACACCGAGATCGCAAGGCTGCGCGCCGAGGTTGCCGCCGCCCGTGCGGATGCCAACCGCAAGGAACTGGAGAACGTGCGTGTCGGAAATGAAATCATCATGCAGAACATCGTGCGCCCTTTGGAGGTGCAGGTAAAACGACTGAATACGAATGTTTCAAGACTGGAAAAAGCCGTCGGCAAAATTTCTCTTTGCCCTCACGCTGCTGACTGCCCCGTTTCTCACGAACTGCTCAGCTACAAAGACGGCGATGACGCAGAGCACGACGGAAAGTAACCTCGAGCACGCTGCCGATTACGTGGAGGAAACCGAGACGAGCAGCACCGAAAGTTTGGAGGCTATCGGCGATCGGCACGAACAGACCGACACCGAGACGACGACCGAGCTCTCGAGCAACGAGGAGGTGACGACCACCGTGCGGGAGTACGACACGGAGAAACCGACCGATCCCGTCACGGGGACGCCGCCGCTCAAACGGGAAACCACCCAAACGCGGCGCAAGACGGATGCGGGGCGGCAGACACAGACCACCGGGCAGACGATCGACGAACACCGGGAACTATCCGGCGAATCGAGCAGCCACGAAGCCGCAAAGACGGAATTGCAGGAAACCAGCGGGGAGAGCACGCATACCGACACGGACACCGAAACCCGCGAGCGGCGGGGGTTGAATCCCCTGCAACGCCTGCTCTGCACCCTCGGGGGGCTTGTCGTCGCGGCGGGGCTCGTGTGGCTGGTGTGGAAACTTAAACGGCATTTATAAACCATTCAAACACCATTTGACTATGGCAAAGAAAGAAGATAAGGCGGAGAACCCGCAAACCAAGACCGGGGCACCTGTCCCGACCGGACAGGAACCCCCGCAGGACAATACCGGGGAGGGCATGGCGGATCAGCCGCAGGCGGGAGGCGAGCAGCCGACCCCGGGCGGTGCTGCCGACGATGCAGCCCCCGCAGCAAACCCCCCGACCAAGAAAACGGAACCGAAAGTTTCGGACGCCGTGCAAAAGGTCGGCAAAGCCCTGCTCAAAAGCAACCCCGATATGTCGGTCGTGTACATGACGGCGGACGGTCGCGGGTTCTACGAGAGAAACGACGCGGACAACCATGCCCGCACGCTCAACAACAAGGCGGTGACGCCTGTAAAGAGATAGCCGAATGCAGAGTATCAAATTTGAACGTACCAACGGCAACATCCCCAAGACGGCGGCAGGACTGGATCACGTCAGCGGGTTCCTCGCCTACGTGACGGCTCTGCCGGAGGGGTTCTCGGACGAGAACCGCATACAGGCGTGTTCCTCAATCGAGACCGCCGAGAAACTTGGCATCACCAGCGACGAGGGGGCGGCGTGGGAAATCCGAATGCTGCACTACCATTTGAGCGAAATTTACCGTCTCAATCCGGGCATCAGCCTGTATGTCGGTCTTTTCGCCAAGCCTACGGGCGGCACCTATACCTTTTCGGAGGTCAAGAGCCTGCAAAACTACGCGGGCGGCTCCTTGCGGCAGGTTGCGGTGTGGTGCGGGCACAAGGAGCTCGAGACGGGCGACCTCACGGCGTTGCAGGGCATCGCCACCTATTTGCAGGAATACGACCGCCCGCTCTCGATCGGTTACGCGCCGAAAGTCACCTCCGTCACGTCGTTGCCGTCGAGCCTCGCGGGAGCCGGGAAATGCAACGTCTCGGTCATCATCGGACAGGCTGGCAAGGGTGTCGGCGCGCAGTTGTACGCCGACAAGGGCAACACGGGCAAAGCCTCGGTTTCGGGGCTGGGCGTGTGGCTGGGCATCACCTCCAAAGCGGCGGTACACCAGTCGATCGCCTCGGTCGAGAACTTCCCGACGGGTATCGACCTGCCCGCGTTCGGCGACGGAACGCTGCTGCGCGACCTCGACACGGCGATCGTGGAGAACCTCGACGTCTCGCGTTACCTGTTTTTCGTGACTTACGACGGCTTCGCCGATTCGTATTTCAACGATTCGCACACAATGGACGACGCGGTGAGCGACTACGCCTATATCGAGAACGTCCGTACTATGGACAAGGCGGTTCGCGGCATCCGTAAAGCCCTGCTCCCGAAGCTCGGCGGCGAGCTCTACGTGAACGCGGAGACCGGGCAACTCGCCTCCTACGAGGTGGAATACCTCACCGAGCTTGCGAACAAGCCGCTCGAGGACATGCAGAAAGCGGGCGAGTTGAGCGGCATGTCGGTAGAAATCGACCCCGACCAAGACGTGTTATCGACCTCCGAGCTGGAGTTCGTCATCAAGCAGGTAGGTGTCGGGGTATTGCGCAGGATCAGATGTAAAATCGGCTTTGCAAAAAAAGCATAAACCAATCGGCTGAATGGCAGAAGCAACGGACTTTATCCCTCTTATCAACGGTGTAGCGCATTCGTGGGGCGACATCACGGCGACCGTCGGGGGCGTGCCTGTCGTCGGAATTACGGCGATCGAGTACGGCGACGACCAAGTTGTCGAGAACCACTACGGGGCGGGGCGTTTCCCGGTCTCGTACTCCAAAGGCAGAGTAACCCCGAGTGCCAAGATCACCGTCGAAATGGGCGAGGTAATCGGCTGGCAGGCGAAAAGCCCGACCGGGCGGTTGCAAGACCTCGCGCCGTTCCCTATCGTCGTGGCGTACATCCCCGAGGACGGGCAGATCGTGATCGACAAGATTATGAACTGCCGTTTCAAGAAGAACGCCCGCAACTGGAAAGAGGGGGACACGCGGCAGCTCGTCGATCTCGAGCTGGTGCCCTCGCATATCAAGTGGCACAACAAGTAACAGCAAGTTTAACCGGGGCGGGCGTGACTGCCTGCCCCTTTTTATCGAGTGATTTTATGAACAAGAACAACAACATCGAGGAGATCAAGAACGCCAAAGGCGAAGTAACCCGCACGCTCGTGTTCACGGACAAGGACGGCGTGAGAACCTACAAGGACAAGGACACCGGGGAGGTCGTCAAGACGCTGCACATCTGCAACGGCGGCGTGTCGGAGGAGCAGATCAAGGCGTGGAAATCCGAACACCGCAAGGTGCACATGATCGAGGTCGTGGACGACGGCGACCTGTTCGTCGGGTATTTCCGCCGCCCGAGTATGGAAACCATGTCGGCGGTAAACCAGCTCGCCAAAAAGGACGAGATCAAGAGCACGACGACCCTGTTCGAGAACTGCTGGCTCGGCGGTGATCCGGTTATGAAAACCGACATGCTGGTACGCATGGGCGCGATCCGCCAGCTCGGGGAACTGTTCAACAGCGTAACCAGCCGCTTAAAAAACGTGTAGAGGCGTATCGGTTGAGCGATAACGACGACGAGCAGTATATCGCCAAAGGGTGCGCCCTTATCCGGGCGAATTTCCATATCGACCCGCGCGAGCTCACCGAGGAGGAGTGGGCGCAGTTGTTTTCCGAGGCGGTATGGGTCGAGGGAACGCGATTAACCAACCTTGCCAAGATTTTAGCAAAACTTTTCGAGACATCGGACAATGAGTGAGTACGCCTTTAATTATTCGTTCAACATCACCGGGGACGCCTCCACCGTAGCGCAACAGATTACGGGGGACGTCACCGCGTTGAACAATACCGTCAAACAGGCGTCGGGGCTTTGGGATTCGTTTGCTGGAAAGGTCGTCGCGTTCAACCAGCTTTCGCAGTTTGTCGAGGGGTTCTCGCGCACGGTGGACGAGACGCTCGCCCCGGGTGCTGCCCTCAACGCCTCGCTCGCCGATCTGTCGGCAATTTCGGGCGAGACGGGCGAAAGCCTTAAAACGATCGAACGTTACGCGCGGGATGCGGCAAAGACGTTCGGCGGTTCGGCGGCGCAGAGCGTCGAATCGTACAAACTGCTGCTCTCGCAGCTCTCCCCGGAGCTCGCCAAAACCCCGGACGCCCTTAAAGCTATGGGGGACAACATCGCCGTGTTGAGCAAAACGATGGGCGGGGATGCGAAAGCCGCCGCCGAGGTGCTCACAACGGCGATGAACCAGTACGGGGTCTCGCTTGCCGATCCTATGGAGGCGAGCCGCAAAATGGCGCAGATGATGAACGTCATGGCGGCGGCGGGACAGGCAGGCTCCGCCGAGCTGCCGACGATCAAAGTCGCGCTCGAGCAATGCGGTATGGCTGCAAAGGCTGCGGGCGTCTCGTTCGAGGAGACGAATGCCGCGATACAGGTGCTCGACAAGGCTGGCAAAAAGGGAGCCGAGGGCGGTGTCGCCCTGCGAAACGTCATGTCGATACTCTCGACGGGGCGTTTCCTGCCGAAAGACGTCAAAGAGGAGCTCACGGCGGCGGGCGTAAACATAAACGCCCTCACGGACAAATCGAAAACCCTCACGGAGCGTTTGCAGCCCCTTAAAACCGTGCTCAACGATACGGCTTTGTTTACAAAGCTATTCGGGCGCGAGAACAGCAACGCGGCAATGGCTCTCGTGCAGGGCATCGACGAGGTGAACCGATACACAGACGTCATTTCCGGAACGAACACGGCATTCGATCAGGCGGGAATCATCATGGAATCGTACAACGAGAAGAAAGCCCGGGTACAAGCCCGGTTCGACGATTTCCGCATTTCGGTGTTCAACGCGACGGGAGATTTCGGCATTTGGGTCGAAACGGTCGCGGGTTCACTCGTTCCGCTCTCGCAGCTTATGCCGCTTATTATGGGCGTCGGCAAAGCTATGATGCGGGTAAAGAGCATCAATTTCGCGGGCGTGTTCTCGTCCCTCTCGCGTATGGTAACGGTCGCACGTTATCGGTTGTTGTTTCTGAACGATGAACTCCGTACGGGAAAAATGGTGTCTATCGGGTTTCTCGGGAACATCGCCCGGGCGACCGCTGCCGTTATCCGTTTTGCAACGGTGGGGCTGCTCTCGGGCATAAAGGCTCTCGGGGCGTGGGTTCTTTCCCTTGTCACGAGCGGCGCGGCGTCGGCAACGTTCGCGGGCATCGCCTCGGGAGCTTTCGCCACGTTCAAGGGCGCGGCGGTTTCGGCGTGCCGGGCTGTGGGTATCGCTATCATGAACATCCCGATCGTCGGCTGGATCGCCGCCGCAATCGCGGGACTTATCGCATTGGGCGTCTATTTTTGGAATACCTCGGCGAAATTCCGTGCCGTGCTTAAAGGTCTCGGCGCGGCGTTCGTCGCCACGTTCAAGGGTATTTGGAACTTGGCTAAAACCGTGTTCGGGTCTATCGGCGACCTTATCAAGGCGGCGTTTTCGCTCGACGGCAAGGGGATCAAGGAGGCGATCAATCGGTTAAAAGGCGGGTTCTCGGAGTTCGGCAGCAGCGTCGGCAAGGCGTTCAATGACGCCTACGAGGGCGAAATGGCGCGCAGCAAGGCGGAGCAGGAAGCCAAGAAGAAAGCGGAGGCGGGCGAAACGGGCGATCCGGTCGTCGTCGCCCCGGATTCGGGCGGCGGGTCTATTTCGGCGGGTCTGGCAGGCATCGGCGGCAGTCCCGACAAGGCGGATAAAATCAAAAACATCAACGTCACGATCGAGAAGTTGATCGACAAGTTCGAGATACACACGACCAACATGCACGAGGACATCGGCAAGGTCAAGGAAATGGTCGCGGAGGCTCTGACCGGGGCGGTGAACGACGTAAACTATGCAATGTAATGAGCGGATTGTCCCCTATAAGTTTTGAGTTCGTGGCGGCAGGCGTCGCCCGCCGCGCACGTGTCGCCCTTGCGCGCCTTGTCCCCTCGCGGGTGAACAAGGAGGCTCCCTCGTGGGAGGGGCACGGCGGGGCACCCGAGGGCGCGGAGGTCGCCACGCCGATCACCGAGCGGACGTTCTGGGAGAGCCGTTACGTGCTCACGGAGCTGACCTTGTGCAAGGAGGACGGCGAAACGCTGGTCGTGAATGATGCGGTCGTCACCGTCACGCAGGAGAAACACATCGTCCGCACGACGCTCGTCGGTCTGAACGGTACGATCAAGGAGTACATCTGCAACGGCGACTATGACATCAGCATAAGTGTCGGTATTGTCGCGGTGGATTCCGACGGGCAGATTGTGGACGAATACCCGGAGGAGGGCATCCGCAAGGTCAAGGAGTTTTTGGATGAGAACAAGGCGGTCGAGGTGATGAGCGTGTTCCTGTCGATCTTCGGCATCGGGCGTATGGTCGTTACGCGGTTTTCGCTCAAACAGGAGACGGCGTCGAACCGTCAGACGATCGAGGTGCGGGCACTCTCGGACGAGGACTATGTAATCAAGAGTACCGAATATTAAACGGCATTTGAAAGGCGGTTAAATCATGTTTAGGCTAACGGCAAAAATAGAGATCAGAAGTGCGAAAACGTGGGTTTTCGATAAGGTCGCCTCGGTGGAGATCACCCGCGACATCGAGACGCTCACGGACACGTGCGTTTTGCAGTTGCCTAAAAAAGTGAAATGGCAGGGCGAAAGTACGCTCCCGATAGGGCGCGGCGACGAGGTGACGGTGTGGCTGGGGTACGACGGCGACCTGCAATTCGCTTTCCGGGGTTTCATAACGACCCTCGGGCTGAAAACCCCGACAACGATCACCTGCGAGGATTACATGTTCCGCCTCAAACAGCGTGAGGCAAAGAAGCTCGCCTACAAGAACGCCACGATCGGGCAGATCCTCAAAGACCAAGAACTCGGCATCGGGTACAAGGTTTTCGGGGAGCAGTCGATCGGGCAGTACCGCGTGACGGCGGACACGTTGAGCGCGCTTTTGGGGCAGTTGAAAGATCACGGCGGCGTGCGGTCGTTTATCCGCATCGAGGACGACGAGCCCGTGTTATACTCGGGCGTGCTGTTCGAGCGCGGCAAGACCCCGAAACAGGTATTTGCAACGGGGTTGAACCTTATCGACGACACGCAGCTCAAAGTGCAGAATGCCGCCGACGTGAAAATCAAGGTCAAGGCGGTTTCGCTTATGCCGAACAACAAGAAAATCCGGGTCGAGGTGGGCGACACGGACGGGGAAACCCGGACGCTGCACACCTACAACAAGCAGGAGGCGGAGTTAAAGGCGTGGGCGAAACAGGAACTCGAGCGGCTGAAACGTGACGGTCTCGTGGGCTCGTTCACGACGTTCGGCGCGGAACTGGTCGATAAGCTCGACAACGTGGGTATCAAGATCGACGGCGAGCGCAAAGGCGTCTATCAAGTACAGAAAAACGTGATAAAATACTCCCCGAGCGGTTTCCGGCAGGAAATCACCCTCGGGGCGAGAGTGGCAGAATGACGATACAGGAAGCAATCCGGAAAATGGCGGCGGCAGGCACGGAACCGTACTGCAAGGTCTGCACGGTCGATGCGGTGGACGAGGACGCCCGCACGGTGGACTGCACCCCGCTCGACGAGGGCGCACCCCTTTTGGGCGTGAACCTGCAAGCCAACCAAGAGTGCGGGGATGGCGTCGTGCTGTTCCCTGCGGTCGGCAGTTACGTCGTCGTGTCGTTTCTCGGGGCGTCGGTGGCGGTGGTCGTCCTCGCGGAGAAAGTCGATAAAATCGACCTCAAAATCGGGGACACCTCGGCAGAGATAGTGGACGGACAGGTCGATATTGCCGTCCGTGACACGACGGTAAAGATCAGCCCCGAGGGGGTTGTCATCAACGGCGGCGATTTGGGCGGCATGGTGAAGATCGAGCAGCTCACACAGAAGCTCAACGAGTTTATCTCGGCGTTCAACAGCCACACGCACGAGATTCCGACAGGTGCCGTTGCGGTGGCGGGCAGTGCAACGGCGCAGTCAAACCCCGCTCCGGTCATGGTTCCGGCAATCACGAGCCAACACCCGAGCGTCGCGGTATCGGACTACGAGGATGAAAAAGTGAAACATTGATCGAATGGTTGGAATGTTAATAGACCCGGACACGGGCGATTTGCAGGTCAAGGACGGCACGCTGGCACTCGGGGACAATACCGGGCAGGTTGCCGAATGCGTGCTTTTGGCAGCCCGGGGCGAGTTGAAAGAACACCCGCTCGTGGGCGCGGAGATTACCAAGCTGGCAAATGGCAACGGCGATCCGCTTTGGAGCAACAACGCGAAACAGATGCTCCAAGCGTGCGGCGTTCCGGTTTTGCGCGTTTCGATCGACGACAACCGCATAACGATAGAGTGATGAACAAGGTAAAACCCCTCGACAGGCAGAGCCTTATCGACGTCGCGCTGCAAACGAGCGGCGGCGTGGAAGGTGCCCTCGGCATGTCGATCAAAAACGACATCCCGGTATCGGGAGAGCTCGCCCCGGACGTGGAGCTCGAGACCGCCCCGGTGGTCGATAAACTGGTTCTCGGACGTTACGAGGCGCGGGGCATCCGTCCGGCGACCGATATTTCGGCGGAGGACTTGGCGTGCGTGCCCTACGGGGGCATCGGTTTTATGGGGATTGAAATTGATTTTATAGTGAGCTAATGGCGAGGACTATTGCAGAGATAAAAGACGGCATCGCCGGGGATTTCATGCGCAACGAGGACGTGGCGCGTGCCTACGGCTTCGAGGCTGGCGACAGCTTTACGGCGCATTTCAGCAAGGCGTCGGTGGAGAGCGTGTTGTTCTACATTTTCGCCTGCGCCGCGTGGGTCGTGGAGAGCCTTTTCGACGAGCACAGGCGGGAGGTGAACTCGTGTATCGAGGAGATTTTGCCGCACCGCCCCAAATGGTACCGTGACAAGGTGCTGGGCTTTATGAAAAACAAGGCTTTGATCGCCGACACGGACAGGTACGATACGGAGGGCATGAGCGAGGACGACATCGCCGCCGCAAAGGTGGTGAAACATGCCGTCGCGGTGGAGAACAACGACGCCTCGATTCTGACGATCAAGGTCGCCGGAGAAAACGGCGGGGTGCGTCAGAGGTTGGACGGGGAGACCGAAATACAGCTCGCGGCATATATCGCCGAGTTCAAGGACGCGGGGGTGCGCATCAACTTGGTAAATATCGACGCCGACACGTTCAACTGCGAGGTCGATATTTATTACGATCCGATGCTGTTGCCCGAGGAGGTCGAGGGCGCGTGCCGGGAGACGGTGCGGGCGTATATCGAGAACCTCCCGTTTAATGGCGAGTATGCGAACATGGCACTCGTGGATGAGTTGCAGAAAGTCGAGGGTGTGAAAATCGTCGAGTTCCGGGGTGCGACGACCTCGGCGAACGGGGAAACGGCAGTCGTTCCGATCAACGCCCGGCATGTTCCCGTCGCGGGCTATTTCAAGGCGGGGACGATCACGATAAACCGACACGTGTATGAGTAAATACGAGGTAAATATCAAGCGTTTCGCGCTGCTCCTGCTGCCGACGTTCTGGCGTCGTCCGATCCTTGCGACGCTCGCCTATGCAATGGTCTCGCCGCTGGGGTATCTGCACACCCGTTTCGTGCTGTTCCGTCGCGATACCGTTTACCGCCTCACCCACAACGGGCAGGTGTGCTACCTGCGGGCGGTACTGAACGACCAGTTCGACCCGATCGAGCGGCGTATCACGATCACGGAGGAGGCAGCGAGCGCGGGTGTTTTGATGCTTCACAAACGGGAGGAGGAGCAGGCGTTCCTGCTGCCGATGCGCGACACGGGCAGGGCTTTTATTATCAACCGCCGGGGCTTTGGCGGGATCAACGGATTCGATTTTTGGGTGAACATCCCGATTTCGCTCTACGACACGGTGGACGTCTCGCGGTTGCGTGCGATCGTCGGCACGTACAAATTGGCATCGAAGCGATTTTCGGTAAATTATATTTGAGAATGAAACAGACGGTAGGACGGTTCCTTTTGCAACCGAACAAGAATTTCCCGGTCGATTGCGAGACGCTGGACGCCTTGCAGACCAACATCGCGCTCTTGCAAGTGCTCGGCAACCTTGCCGGAGACAAGACTATTTTGCTGGGCTGCGAGGAGGAGCAGAACGGCACGCGCCGCAAAGCGGGTTATGTTTTTCTGAAAACAAAGGATTTTCCGGAGGGCGAGGTCATTTACTGGGAGGGCGGCACGGTTTCCGGCGGTATGTACGTGCATCAGGAGATTGTCTCGACTACGGCACAGGGTTACGAGTTCCCGCAGGCATACACGGTGCGGTCTCTTAAACCGGGTGTCGGGAGCGAAAATTACAAATGGGGTGACTTTGCCGCCGTGCCGACACCCCGGGAGTTGGAGGCCAAGATCAAAGCGCAAGACACGACGATCGGGGAACTTTCCGCCCCGCCGCTGGGCATCGTCCAAATATGGGCGGGCAAGATAGTCCCGGCTGGTTATGAGCTTTGCGAGGGTCAGCAGCTCAAAATCACCGACTATCCGGAATTGTACAAGGCACTCGGCTCGACGTTCAATAATGCGTACAGCGCGACGGGTTCGCGTTATTCCACCTCGAGCGGATATTTCCGCATGCCCGATCTACGGGGTCGGTTCATCGTGGGACACAACCCGAGCGACACGGATTATAACAGCTACGGCAAAGCGGGCGGCGAAAAACAACACGCGCTCACGATCAAAGAAATGCCGTCGCATACCCACCCGCAGAACCTATGGGCGGAGGACAGCGGAACGTGGAAAGGCGGCGGGCGCAACTCCTCCCCGAACTCTACCTCCAAGCATGACCGGACGACCCAGTTCGGGAGCACGAACGCGACGGGCGGGGGTGCTGCGCATGAAAACCGCCCGCCGTATTACGTGCTTGCGTACATCATGCGGGTACGATAACCGATAAACCGATTCAAGAATGGCAATCAGAAGCATAGCGCAATTAAAAGCGTGGTTCAAGCGCGGTAAATATCCCACCGAGGCGCAGTTCGCGGACTGGATCGACAGCTTTTTCCACAAGGAGGAGGACAAGGTGCCGATTTCGTCGGTCGAGGGGCTCCCGGAACAACTCAACGGCAAGTATGATGCGGCGGCGGGTGAACAACTCGAGGGCAATTTTCGGAAGTTAAAAGCCGACTATGAGGCGCACGAGCAATCCTCCCGGGAGCAGTTCAACAACATAGCCGACAATATCGAGGAACTCGAGGCGGAGGACGAACGCCTGCAAGGAGAGATCGACGCCTTAAACGTGGAGGTGGATAACATCCACAAGAAAGACGCCGCGCAGGACAAGGAGATCGAGGACTTGCACAAGACGGATACCGCCCTGCAAACGAGCCTCACGAATGCGCACGACGACATAGGCAAAATCCGTGAAATGCTCAAAGGTGGGGCGACGCTCGACGAGGCGAAAGCGGCGCTCGTGGCGTTGGGTTCCAACTATAAAGATTTGTATGCGGTCGCCGGCACGTTAAAGACGTTTTTGCAGTCGAACGATACCGCCGACAGCACGATCAACACGTGGCGGGAGATCGAGAGCTTTTTGGAGGGCATTACGGATTCGGAGAGCCTCACAGAGTTGCTCTTGGCTCTCGAGACCAAGATCTCGACGGCGTACAACAGCGCGGTTGCCGCAGCGGTCAAGACCGAGAAAGAGCGCGCGGAGGCTGCGGAGGCTGCGTTGTCGGGCAAGATCGATCGGGAACAGCAGCGGGCAGAGGCTGCGGAGAACGCTTTGGGCTCCCGGATCACGCAGACGAAAGCGGAACTCGCGCAGACCGACACGGAGATCAAGCAGGACATCGCCGCCGTCCGCCAAACGCTGCTCGGTATCTTGGCGGAGAGCGCGGGGCGTGTTATCCCGCTGGTGATGAACGTCACGCCGCCGCAGAAAATCACCCTCGGCAACACGGTGACGCAATACATCAAAGCCGAGCTCCTGCCGAGCTTCGCGGTTCAAAACGTCCTCTTTTTGGGTGACGGCAAGGCGGTCGATGTTGATCCCGACGGCGCGGTGCAGGTTCTCGGTCTCGGCAAGAGCCGGGTGCACGTCATCCCGACGGAAAACACCGCCCTGCACAAGACGGTCGAGATCGAGGTTGTCCGTCCCTCGGTTCTCAAAGATGCGGACGGCGGTTTGCTCGTCATGGCGGATTACGACATTCTTTTAACATAAAACATTTGCAACAATGGCACTTACGGAACAGGAAGAAATCAAGGTGAGAGCGATGCTTTCGGCGTTTCAGAACGCGAAACGGATCAACGAGCTGCCTTGGGCTACGGGCAAGCTGTCGGACATGGCGGTACCCGTGCAGGACGAGAGCGGCGAGACGCGGCGCATGAACCTCGCCGAAGCGGTCGAAACGGCGGGCAACCCGATCGCGGGCAGGTATTGGGACGAGACGAACTCGTCCCCGGTCGCCGCCGGGTATTACGGCAGTCTCGCCGCCCTCAAAGAGCTGCCTAAAAAACTGGGGCTCGGTCGCTACCTCGTGACGGACGACCGCGTGCGCCGCAAGCTCGATCCGGCGGATTCCAACCGCTACGAGGACGGCAGCCCGGCAAAGCTCGACGGCACGCAGGGGCAGTGCATGTGGTGCTGGAACGCGCACTATTATACGACGTGGAAAGAGGGGAACCGCACGATCGAGACGATCACGTTCCAGCCGATTCCGGGCAAGAAATCGGTTTACGTGCCTGCGGGCGGTATTTCGTGGTTCTCTGCCGGGGTGATCGACCGCACGGAACAGAAGCTCTGCTCGGTCATTTCCACCGATGCGCGTTACCGGGGCGGCAACGGCAGCGTGTTGTCGTCGTATGCCGACCTCGCGGACGACGCACCGCAGAAAACGATGCTCGGCATGGCTGCGACGGCTTACCAATATGGCAATTTCAGTACGATCGCCCGCAAGCGCGGCGAGGGTTGGGACGCCTGTTGGTACGTCGCCCGCGCGGTCGTGGAGTACACGATGCGCATCATCCTCGGCACGCGGCACTCGCAATCGGCATACAACGCCGAACTCGACGCGGACGGTCTGTATCAAGGCGGGCTCGGATCGGGCGTCACGAATATGCCGAACTGGGGCGGTTACAACGGGTATTATCCGATCGTCCCGACCTCCGTCGGTTTGGAAAAAGGCGACGGAATCGGTATCGTGGAGTACAGCGTGACGAAAGGCGACGGCACGGCGGTGTACACGGCACCCGTCCCGGTGTTTTTCGGTCTCGTAAACCCGTTCGGGCACCTGTGGGGTGTCTGCGGGGGGCTTGTTATCGACGTGGGCGCGGAAAAAACGCGCGCGTATGTCGCGCCGTCGCTTTACGCCGGGTTCAGTTGGACGGACACCGAGGGCATGTTGCTCGCGGCGGAACTGCCGCGCGCGGAGGGTTACATCAAGAAATATTCGACGCACTTGCTGTGCTGCCTGCCGACGGAAGTCGGCGCAACCGCCGCAACGTATTTCGCCGATTATTTTTACACTACGCCGAGCAATCCCGGTTTCCGTGTCCGTTTGGTGGGCGGTTCGTCG